TGATAACTGCGCCGATAGGCAGAATGACATTTGCTGTGTCAGTAGAAGATTTTTGAACTTTATTACCAGCCGCCGCAGTAGGGAGGAAGTAAAAATCAGCAACCATGAGCATGGAGCCTGCGTATGCGGTTTTAGTGGTATCACCACCGCCTGAACGCCAAACAGAAGTAGTAGTTGAAGTAGCCATAGTAGCCTCGCACATGTGTCATACCGTCTTGTGCTTGTCCGCTAGGCCGGTCGGTATGAAGGAAAATATACCTAGGTTTGTCCCGATCATATCAACTAAGTTATTAGGGTGCAAGGATTATTTCACAAGCAAAAAGAAAGGCCCCGAAGGGCCTTTCCGATAACAACTGAGTTGTTGATTTTACTGCTTAAGCGCCTTGGCTACCAAAGATACCTAATGGATCACTGAACCCAAATGAATACCGCTCGCGAGATTTGTATCTCACATTCCCTGTATCAAAATCACCATCCATTGATTGGGTTAATGGGCTACGAACGAACATTTTCAAGCCGTTTGGCACGTCAGTGGTTAAGAACCAAGCATTGCTATCAGTCAAAAAGTGATTGATAGCATAACCTTCTGGGATAGAACCATTGTTTTTGATAGCGTTGATGTCGTTATCATTGGTACCAACACGCAGTTCGGTTTCCAGCAAGCGGGTTGCAACGAATTGCAGCGCAGGTGGAACGATCAGTTTCTTAGGTTTAGCAGCGATCAACAGACCACGCTCGTCAGTCCATGCAGCAATTTGAATGACCGCAGCTTCCAAAGAAGTTTCGTTCAAGTCAGCCGCTGTGGCTGGAGTGTTGCTGTTTGTGCCACCAGAAACAAGAGGATGTGCAGTAGAGAACAGAGTTTGACCATCACCGCCAACATAACCAGCAGTAAAGCCATTGTTCAGTACAGCCGCAGCTTTAACTTGTTTTGTGTACGCCATAGCACGAGCCAGAGCTTTTGTATAACGAGCAGACAAAGAGTCATACAAGTTATCTTCGATAGCTTCTTCAGTTAATGAGAAGCCCAAAGCAATGGTTTCGTGGTTGTAGCGAGCAGTCCAAGCTTCTTGAGCATTGTCATACGCGATGGCTGAGCCTTCGTTTTTAACAGGAGCTGCTGAGAAACCAGACAGTTTTGTTTCTTCTTCAAAAGAACGCTCGGAGTTTTCTATTTCATAGATCTCTTTGTGTTCTTCGCCGTAGCGAGCATATTCCAAACCGAACAGAGCGTTCAGGCCCGGCAATAACTCTTTTAATAACTGAGCGCGTGAAATTGCCATCTAATTACTCCTTATACGCCGGTTGCGTTTTGATACTGATGCATACCCCAGTTAAACTTAACGATCAGTTCAACATAGGTGTCTGAGCCAGTGGCTGTGTCTGGAACAACGTCAATAACACGGATAGGTAAAGTGTTAGTGGTTGCAGCTGAGCTAGACAGAACAGCGACTTTAGAGGCCCCTGTGTTGCTAGAACCAGCGTTTTGAACCAGTGACATGTTGTTACCAATAACAGTGCGACCAACGCCAGCGATTACTGTAGTGCCTGACACAACTGCTACTTGGAACAGAGTGTTAGGGTCATCAGCAACGTAAGCTGTAATTACAGTGCCAGTAGGCGCCGCAGTATTGGCTGGGAAGTACTGTTGATAAATGGTTTGACCTTGCGCATTAACGTAGGAGCAACCTAAGAACACACCCACTGGAGTAGCAGTAGTTGTGCCCGCATCTTTTTCGATAGTGCCGTTAGATACGATTTTCACCAAGTCGCCGTTGAAGATGCTTGTGTTATAAGCACTTGCAATTTGGAATTGACGAGTCGCACCAGCAAACACCTGACCGCCGATCAAATTGATCGGTTTCAACCCGTATGGGGCTGAGACTGTAGGATAAGCCATAGTAACCTCAATAAATTAAAATTAAGAACCTTTACCGAAGCTGGTGCTTGATTTACGCTCCCGGAAGAGAGGCATACGAGCATCAGATTCGCGCATAAAATTATTGTCTACAGCTTCTGTTTGGGCTTGTGTTTGGCCTTGGTAATACGAATTACGCTGGTCTACAAACTCTTCAGGAGTCTTGCAAAGCAATAATCCACCGATCTCAATGTTGTCTTTAAAACGACTATTAGGATCAGCTAGCAGTTGGAATTTCGGTTGCTCTTCAAGTTTAACAGGTTCCCAACCTTCTCTGAGTTTGGCAGATAAGTTACGTGGGTCCGCATTGTTTAATGTCGAGACTCTAATCCATCTATAGGCATAACCCGGCATTTTGTCTGGCTCAGGTAAGGTTTCAGGTGGCATCCACTGCTTAGGACGTTCCTGCAATGCCCGTGTTTCTAATTCGCGTGATAATCTATTTTGTGCGCTCATATTCTATTCTCCAATCTAATCATTTCTTTTGCGTATTGTTCAGGGGTCAAGCCTAGTTTTTTTGCCAACTGGAGCTGACTTTGTTTCAACGTAACGCGGTTTGATGATGTACTTCTCGTTGCAGGCGCAACTACCGTAGTAGGCTTGCCCTTGCTTTGAGGCTTGGAGTCTGAGTCGTCAAAATACTCACCGAATCGTCTGCGCATTGTCTTGTCCAAAGCGTCATAATATTCATCAGAACCGACAGTGACTCCTTGCGTTCTAAGCTTTTCATGTAAGCCCAGAGCAGCTGCAGTCATTTCTTGGTCTTGACCAAACCAAGGGTTTTTACGTTGCCATGATACGGCCCTCTCGTCAGGCTGTGGCGTGGCAGCGCGTGGCTGTAAGTGCTGTTGCAGTTGTTGTACAACATATTCGTCATCTTGTAAAGGAGTTTCTTTTAAATTCGCTGCTCGCATTAACTTCATTTGAGCAATGTTTAATTTCTCCTGAGCGTCAATGATACCGTCTGTATCGCCTGACTCATAGGCTTCTTTGTAAGAGCGTTTGGCGGATTCTAGCTCATGCGTAGCGGCTTCCTGTACCGTAGTGATGTATTCCTTTTCGCCTGTTTGGTACGCGCCTTTGAGCCGTTGATTTTCATCCAGTAACCGTTTAGCCAACGCTACAGCTTCTTGATGCTCACGATGTGCAGTCTCTTTTTCTCTGCGCTCGTCATGCCATACTTTCTTAAGCTGCTTCAGCTTTTCTTTAACAGTTTCATCGTACTGTTCCAGCTCGTCGTCATCGCTATCTAACTTCTTAACGATCTCTTTGGGCATCGGCTCACGGCCTCTGTCTTCCTCCGGGGTATCGTCTTCGATGTCAATCTCGATTTCTGGAGAAGCGCTTTGCTCGTCTGGAAACCTAAATTTCTCTTCTTCAAAATTTGCCATAGTCTTGTCCTATTTACATTTAATCCCGCGAGGGTCCAGTACAACTGCTTCAGGGGTGTCATCATTGATGATTCTGAATTCTCGTCCATGAATATCGAGTCGAGTGCCTGACGCGCGGCGTACCGTGACAAAATCACCTTCTTTGCACCAAGGTCCTGTTGGGAACTTGTTTGTGTCTTTATAGGCGTCTGGACCTACTTTGACGACAAATAGCACAGTAGTCATAATCTCTTCATTTTTACGCGTTACATCAGCTTTAATAATCCCGCTTTCGTAAGTATCTTCCACGTCAGGCACGGCACAGAGAATGTGATAGCCGGTAGGCGTTGGAAGTTGCGTGGCTTTCTCTTCAACTGATTGAGCTTCAGGTTCTGCCGGTGCTACTTTGATAACGGGTTCGTCCACAGGTTTTGTCCCATGTGGTAATACGATTTTACTCATCGTTGTTTTCCATTTTGGTTTTGAGGTCATTTATGATGCCCCGAGCAGTCAGCAGACCCCGAATCTGGCCACACAGGAATTTGTATTCTTCATAAGAAGTAAGCTGCCCACGCACGGTATGCTCTTCGAGCTGGTTTATCTTCTGGTTAATTTCGCTATTAATATAGTCAAATCCGTCCATTCTCTACCTCTTGTCGGTGTTCTAACGGTTAGGTTAAGTATCTTAGGGTCATAGTCCCTCCTTTGCTTCGGGAGGGACCATAGGTTTATGGGCGGAAACCTCATCCTTCCGCTTTCGGCTCTTTGCGCAATATCTGCTTATCCGCTTGTTCTGCATCATGGGCTAGGCGTGTGTTGTGCTGACGTTTCTGTTCAGTCAGTTGTGCCGCTGATTTCAACGCGTCAATCTGCATACGTTTTTGCTCAAGCTCTTTCTTAGCCGTTAAGCCCGCTGCATCTTTAAGTGTGGCAACCTGAATTTTCTTAGCCTCAGCTTTCTCTTTAGCAGTCAGTGAAGCAGCGTTTTTAAGGGCGTCCACTTGGATCTGTTTCTGAGCGGTAGCGGCTTGTGATGCGATACGTTGCTTCTCAACCTCGATCTGAGCCATCTTAAGCTGTGCATCCATCTGATCTTTTTGCGCCTTACGTTGCTGCTCAGCGGCTTTAAGCTGTAACTCTTGCATCTGCATCTGAACCAGAGGGTCTTGCGCTTGTTGTTGCGCTTGTTGTTGTGCCGCTTCAGCTTGGTTTTTCTGTAACAACTGCTGTGCAGCCTGTGCCAACATAGGCGCCAGATTCGCTTCAACTTCAGGGTCCATATGAACGTCTTCGCCACTCTCGTCATGTTGAGGGGGTAACGCAAACCCAAGCTGCTGCTCGATCTGTACACGGTACTCAAAGCCTAAATGCTCATTGATATGCGCCATCATAGCGGCCTGTAACCGCTGTGCTTGTGGGTTATTCTGTAATAATTGGGCGATTTTGGGGTCTTGAAGAGTGGCCATATGCACCTGAATATGCGCCTGATGATTCTGTGTTAAGAATGCCTTTACAGGTTTCATCGTCAAAATGTTCTGATTCTCGCTCACAGGGTCTAGTGGCTCCATGTCATCCGCCATCGGGATCAGTTTAGCCGCGTCTTTAATGCCCAATACATCTAACATCTGGCGGTGCAACAGGGGCATGTTGTACAACTGAGGCGCGCCCTGCGCTAACTGTAACACTGCTTGGTACTGTACGATCTTTTGCGCCATAGTCGAGGCGTTAGGATCAGATACAGGGATAACCGCTACGTTGTCGTAGTCAGAACGCTTGGCTTTACGGCTGCCTTCAGTCGGCTCATAGTTATAATCTTCAGGTGTAAAGCTCGCAATAATGCCTTTTAACAGCCCTAATTCCTGTTTCATGCTGTAATGTACACGGGCTTGGATAGCCGACATGGTTTTCAGCGTTCTTTCTAGGATAGCAAGGGTCGTACCCACTGGCGCTTGCGCTGACATGTCCGAAATCTGCAAATCAGCGGTGTTTGCGAAGCGTCTACCCTCTTCTACGATGGTCCCTAAGAGCTGATACAGCGTTTGGCTAGGCTCTTTATAGGGCAGAGGGATAATATTGTCCCGCATAGGGCCTGACGGTACGTCAACATCGCGCCATTCGCCCGGAGAGATCGGGGTGTCATCGCCTTTAATACGCATACCACGGGATTTAAAGCCCCCGGGCAGGTTAGACAGCGTACCTGAGTCTACAAGCTGGCGGATGAGAGAAGTGCCAGACTTAGCAAAAGCCCCAACCAAGTGAATAAGGCCAAAACAGTAAAAACCGAAGCCCGGAACGTAGCCATAATGGACGAAATGCTGTCTTTTACGCTTATTTTTGTCATCTTCTTCCCAGTTTCTGCGGATTGATAAGACCTCGTTACTACCTTTCTCAATAGTCACGACGTAAGGCAGGGCAATACCTGTCGGCTCACCGTCATCATCGACGTCTTCATAGCCTTCAAGGTCTAAATAGGTGTGAATTTCAAGGATTTTATAGCGATCATCACTTGTTGCACGGAAGCCTAGCTTCTCTGCGATCTTTTTCTCGACTTCATCTAACGTATTGGCGGGGTCGCCAAGGTCAATATCACGATAAAACCCAGCTACCTGCAGCCTACGCATCTCATTCTCGGTCTTTCTCATCACATGAGTGACCCTTTCAGCAGACTCCAAGTCGCTCGCGCCATATGGCACCACAATATCTTCCGCTGGTACGAAGATTGACACCTGTCTATCTAAGCTTGGGTCGTAATAGACCTTCTTAAACGCATTACCTGACAACCCTAAGCCCCACAACATGCGCTCATGCTCAGGTCTATACTCGGTCATCACGTCCATTAACTGGTAATTCATGTCATCTTGTACACGAATCGCGGCTTCTTTCTTCTCTGGCGTCTCTTTACCGATAATTTGCGTCTTAACAGGGCCTGCAGCGGGGAATGTAGACATCATCGTTTCAGACTGAAACTTAACTAACGCCTCACTCATCAGTGGGTGGTACACACCACAGGCCCCCTGCCACGGCTCAGCGCGTTCTTCAATCTTTAAACCCAACAGTTCTAAGCCATCGACGTACGTTTGGATCCAATCTTTCCTTGAGGAGACATCATCGTCAAAGTCACCTAACAGATCATCAGCGATTGTCTGTAATACAGAGTCGTCTAACTCCTCAGCTAAGTTGGCATTAAAGTCTTC